GCTTTTCCTCGTAGTTGACCTTCACGGTTTTCAGTTCTTCCAAGCCAAACGTCACCTTAGTGATTGTTCCTCTTTCCGGCACAGGGAAGTCGGGGTGATTTATCGCAGACATTTCGTATTCCATCTTCATTCAGGTATAGCACCGTTCGCAGGTGTGGGTGGGTTATATGGGTGCAAAAGGTAGGGCTATCTGAGAATTAGCGGTAGTGCTACCTAATAGCATCCAAACAATCAAGCATTTTAGTCTTTGATTTGTTAGGGTTGCAATTTTTTGGGCCAAGCGAATATTTTATTTCTTCAATTTCAAGCCCAGTCAAACTAATTGTAAGGGTATGTGTTGACTTGTAATAAGGGTCTGAAACAAGCTCGAAATCGTCCCTTTTAAATGTCCCAAACCCACGATGTCCGTTAATAATTGATGCACCCATATACCCTTTTTCATAAGGCGCACCAATGCCTTTGTTTTCAGTCCATTCAACTAAAGCAATATGGTTGCCGTCTGTAACTATGTCACCTTTTTCAAAGTGCTTATGTTCAGACGCTTCATACCTTAGTTTTTGCTCATTTTCGTAAACTCTTTTTAGTTCTTTTAGTTGAGCCTCTAATTTTTCGATTTGTTCTTTCATTTTTTTGATTTAGTTATTCAACATTACATCGGTTACAAATTCCTGTGTTTTCATCCTTCCACGCCTCAATCAACACTGCGGCCTTGTCGTCGTCGAGTTCTTTGTCAAGAATCCTTTCCTCTTGGTTGAGGATTTCGGCGCTGTCGCAAAACACACAAAGGCGAGGCTCGTCTTGATTCCACGGGGCGGACGGGTGGAGGTCTGCCCCGGCGGGGAGTCGTGGGTCGGTCATGTTTATCGTATTTGTTCGCCAAATGTAGAACGGACATTCGGGTTTATTGTAAAACGAAATGTTAAAAATGCGGACACGGCTCGAAATGTTGTATCTTTGGTCAAACAAAACAACCATGTCGCAATCAAAGTGGCCTAAGTTTTTCTTTGAAAACCCACGGGAAGAAGGTGAAGGCACGATGAGTTACTTGAGGAGAGTCCTCAAAAGAGCGCAGAAAATCAGCGAAGTCAAAGACGAATACGCGCTCAAGACAAAGTACAACAAGTTCGGAAAAGTCGAGTACGTAGAAGAAGTCCAAGACTACAAAAAAGCCGCAAGAATCCTTGTTTTTGACATCGAAACCGCGCCCTTGAAGGCATGGGTGTGGGGCAAGTGGAAACAGAACATATCCGACAGTCAGGTAATTGAAGATTGGTTTATGCTTTGTTGGTCGGCCAAATGGTTGTTTGAGGATTCAACTTTTAGTGCTGTACTTACGCCGGAAGAAGCCGTAAATCAGGACGATAGGCGCATTACTGAACTCTTGTGGGAGAAGATAAATGAAGCCTCTTGTGTTATAGCGCATAACGCCCACCGATTTGATGTAAAGCGCGTAAATACACGGTTTCTCATCCACGGTATGCCGCCACCGATGCCGTACAAAGTCATTGATACCTTGCTACACCTTAGAAACCAATTTGCCAATTCGTCCAACAGGCTTGATAGCATCAATGAAAAGTTGGGACTAAGACGCAAGATTGACACCGGAGGCTTTGACCTTTGGGCTAAGTGCTGCGCGGGTGACGCCGAGGCGCTGAGACAAATGGAGGTCTACAATATCGGTGACGTTAAGGCTTTGGAGGAACATTACCTGAGAATCAGACCGTGGATTCAACCGCACCCGAATATCGGGCTTCATATCCTTGACGGGGTTGAACGGTGTCCTTCGTGCGGGTCAAGCAAACTGCAATGGCAAAGCGATTACCACACCACTGTTAACATCTATTCGGCGTTCCGGTGTGGGGATTGTGGTTCAACAGGCAGAAGTCGTAAAAGCGCTATTCCGGTTGCCAAACGTGCAGCGATACTTTCCTCTTTGCCTAAATCCAAATAAGTCAAGTCCGAGGGCCAAAAAGTTTACTCGTTAGCGATAGAGGGCTGAGATTTTCTTGGCCCTTTGCTATTGTTTTTAGCATATATTTGCTACATGGCAAAGACGGCGCTATACATTATCATCGCTCTTGGAATACTGTTCCTAACAAGCGTAGGAGGTAATATCTACCTGTGGACACGGCTCGAACGTTCACGTATGGACATTCAAAACCTCCGTGAAATACCCACGGCACTTGAGCAGGAGATTAAATTACTCCGTGCAGACAGGGATAGTTCCGAGGCCGTAGTCGAAACATTACTCGAAAAGATAGCCCAAAGCGAGGCCGAAGTAGATAAGATTAACAAAGAATTGTCACGTTCAAAAACCAAAAGGAATGAAACACTTAGTAACGCTCGTACTATGTCTGCTGATGAGCGGCTCGATGATGTCGCAAAGCGGTTATCCAAAGTACCTAAAGCTCCCTGATGGGACGGTAGTAGCGGCGTTTAATCTTGAGCAATTAGAGGCTATTCAGCGCGTCCTGATTATTTGGGAGGCACTTGAATTTGAAAACTACAAGTTAGAGCGGGCTAATAAGGAACTGACCGAACAGGTAGAGTTAAAGCAGGAAGTCATTGACGAAAAGGCCACTCAGATTGCCAAATTAGAGGCCGAGGTAAGGATTAGTCAGGGTGTTTCCGATCAGTACAAGGCGTTATACAACGAACAAAAGGCCGAGACTCAGAAGTGGTCTGTCATGTACAACAAAGAGGTTGTAAAAAAGAAAAGGTGGCGAACCATTGGTATAGTTGCCACCCTTGCTGCCGGAGTACAGACGGCTATTCTTGTGCTTTCGCGTTAACTAAGTTGTTAAGTATGTAATTCCGGCACAGTTCTACGCGAGACTTAATCCTGTCCTCGTAGTCGGTGTCACGGTTAATTGTGAATAGCAGCACCCGTTCCTCAAGAGGCATATCGTGTCTCCAAAGGTCACGGTTTAACACCTCAAGGTCGGTATTTGGGTTCTCCTTTCGGAACTGCGCCATGTCAAAGATCATGTTCTTTTCAATCTTGACAAGATGCTCGACAAATCTTTCGTTGTCCTCTGAGGGTTGTCCCATAGAATACCAAACCTTCTCCTTCTCACGGGTAATCATGTATGCCGGAGCATTGACGAGGCAATAAGCCGTTGACCACTTTTTAGCACCCGTTAGCCACATATAGCCACGGTTCTGCCATTCGTAAGAGGCGTCTAATTTCTCGTCCGGCATTGGGAAAGAGTGAATATCCCACGAGCATTTGATGTCGAAACCTGCCGTTGCAGCCGTGATGGACTCACCGATGTAGCAGTCGGGGTGTCCTGAAATCCACTCATTCTCTACCCTTTCGTCGTTCTTCTTTAGCACGACCGGATTGCCTGTTAGCTTGAACAGGTATCGTGATAGCAGCGTAATACCGTCCTCCTCTGCCAATACCCCTTTTTCGGTGTACTTTGTGATGTATTCGGGTTCACGGTCGAAACGTAGGCTACGGTATGTCTTCCTACACTGCGTAATGTGTCCTTTTTGTAGTTCTGTGGCTTTCTCATGGGTCATAATGCTATACAACCCTGAGCAGCGGAATTTGATGTCTGAGGCGTTCATTTTTCGTTTGTGTCGTTTATAGCGTGTATTAGTACAATCACAATCAATAAATCAAAGTTACTTGGTTGTATTTCAAAGAAAAAATACCTCACGAGAAGAATCCCGTAGTACAGAAGAAACGCTATTTTGGTTATTGTGTTGATTGTTATCATTTCTCACCTCCGTATGTTTGGTTGTAGTATTCAGAACGATTAGAGCATCCGTGTCTGTGTTGGTTCAATGCGTCGCCAAAAGCATTTTCAATCTGCCCCCTCTCCATTTCCTTAGCCTTTTCAAATAACTCATCCATCATTCCTTGAGTTACCCGAACGTCACCCATTCCTAAGTGATGATTTGAGTCGTGAGCAAGTTTCCTTAATTCTTGCTCAAGCCACTCTACCGCCGTTTGGTTTTTCATTTGTTACCTCCTTCTTTTACTTTCAAAAACCCATTGTTGTAAAGATAGGCATAGACAGGCGCTTGATTAAAGTGAAGCGGCTGACCTTCCCACCAAAATCCCAATTCACCATCTTTGTAGACGGTAAGTGTATACAGTCTTTCTCTCGAGTCAAACACCTTGAACTGTGCGCTGCTTTTGTTGTACTCACACACTACAAAATCGCTTAATTGTGAAAGCGCTTCTTCTCCTTGTATTTCAGAGTAAACCATATCAAAAAGTTCATACATTGGAACTACTCCGTTTTTGTCTTTCGTACAAAGTTTTCTTAAGTTCATTTTGACACCTCCTTCATTTTAGCGTTGTACTCATCCTCGATGATGGCGAAAACATCTACGTCGGTTTGGGACTTAATCGCCTCTAACTCCTCTGCTTTAGTGCAGTCCGAAATCATTGCAAGCGCCCTATCTGCCTCTTTGTGAAGGTCAATGGCCTGATTGTCCATGTACTCTACTTGTTCGCCCGTATCGTCCTTAATTACGCCCTGATCGGTTTGGATAGCCTTCTGCATTTCGATACTCATAGGCCCGAAACGTCCGACAAGGAGTTTAAGCACGGTTTTCTTACCCATTGACGTAAATCCGTCCTCTCCTTCGGCCCAAATACCCTTGCCACGCTTGTACATTTGACTGTATTTCTTAGCGTGTGACTCCATTTCGTCACGGCTCATGTACATAGCCTTTTCAAACCCATTCAAAAGACTGAACCAAGCGTAGAATCCGGCAACCTTACCCTCACCACGGACGTTCTTGAACTTGACCTCTTTAGTGATGAAGTTGATCTCGTCAATCTGATTCTCATACACCTCTGACACCCCGATAGTCTTGTATTGACCGGAACGCTGTGCAAGCTGAATAAGCCCCTTGTAACCCATTTGGAACTGTGCCTGACCGCCGTAAGGGACGATGTACGCGAATCCCAAAGACGGGTTAACCGGAAGGTCAAGGGTTGCAGCCACAGCCGCAGCGTTATACACCGTTGTCGGGTCTGCTTTTTTCAGTAGATCATTATTATTGACCACCTGCAAGACCGTTGTGATAAACGCCGATGAACGCTTACCCAATAGTTCTTCAAACTTTGCCCGAACCGAGTTCTGAGCGAAAAAATCCTTTGCTTTTGCTACTTCTGTACTCATTATTACTTGTTTGATGTTTTCCAAATCCTTTCCATCGCGTCGGTATACTTTTCAAGCATAAACACGTACTTCTCGTACTTTTTGTTAGCCTTTCCGCGCAATACTTTTGACACAATACGTCTTTTCTGACGGTCGGATATATGTTCTCCGTACACACCCGTTGATTTTGAGTAAAGTATCTCAAAGTTCTTGAGGTGGTATCCGTCGTCCTTAACACCAAGTCTTTCAAGGCAGTCCGCTACCCTGTGTGCTAATTCGGCGTTTTCGAGGACTTTTATGGAACGGGTTTTCATTTTGTGATAAATTATTCACCACCAACAAGAAACTTCAACAATAGTTTCGTCACCGTCTTTTACGGTGGCATAATTAAAGCCAAGTTCTTTTACCTTGTACTTTTTGTTTGGCTCAACGTCAAATCTATAAATATCATCCGAATTACCTCCAACCATTATGTTTATGGACTTTCCTTCAAGCTCACCCACAAACAAAAATGAATACTTGTAGTAATGGGCAAAAACGACTTCGGATTCACCATACACATCGTTGAATTGTTCTTCTGTCAGCTTTTTCATACCGCTAATGTACGCCCAACTAAGTCACAAAACGGACACTTTAACAACTAAGTAACAAAAAAAGGAGGCTTTTGACCTCCCTCTTTCACCTTGTCGGGTTATGGTTTTTAGAAGAAGATTGCGTCGGGGTGTGGCTTGCGAATAAGCGCCGGAATCTGCTCACCTGTCTTGAGGTTGAAATACCCGTGCCAACGCCATTCTTTGCCGGTCTCAGGCTGTTCGCAGAATCGGAACTCCACAACAGCGTGTTCTTTTGTCGGGTCGAACTCAACTGCAAACGGGAAAGATGTAATTCCTTTTACGATTGAACAAGCACCGAAATTTCCGGCCTCGAACCCTGCCGAAGCATCAGCGGTTTCAGCCGTGCAATCGTTGTAGACAACCGCGTTAAGACGAAGCGAAGTACGTGTGCCTTGCATTGTCGTGAAGTTGCCGTACTGTGATGGGGCTGTAAGTGTTCCGTTGACGTAGATACTTGGCTCAATCGTTCCGTTAACATTGCTGTCCACAACAACAAAAGCGTTTGCAATTTGACCCGCAGATACGTTAACACCATGCCATGTGGTTTTGACTTCCTCGTTTAATTGCTCAATCGTCATGCCTAAAGTCTCGGCCACTACATCGTCACTTACCACAATGGTTTGACGACGGCCATTAACAGTTCCAATGTAGTTGTATTGCTCAGGGTCGTTAAGCCATTCAACTATCACTTCATCGTTCTGCTCTGTTACAAAAAACGCGGACGGGTGTTGATAACAGATATAACCACCGTCAGGGTGTGGTGTGTATTGGTCGCGTTCAAATGGCGATTGGTCATTAATTCTTGCCGCTCGTTCTGCCGTAAGAACAAAGTTCGGAAGCCAAAACTCTACTTCGTCACGGAAGAAAATGTGACGGCCTTGTTCGTCCTGACCACTGTACTCGTATCCGTCCTCGTGGACTTTTGAGTGAAGCCAATTCAAGGCATAGGCGTTGTTGTTCCTTTGCGTGGTTGTGAGATACGGCAATGTTTCACGCTTAAACCCCGTGATATACCTTCGTCCTGCGCGGTCGAAAGCATATTGCGGTGTGTTTTTCGTGTAGAACTTTACTGTTCTTTGTCGCTCGTTCCGCATTACGCGGTTCTTTGCGATGTCGATTACCTCCTGTGGCAATCCTAAAAATTCGGGTGTGTAAATCATTGGGTGGTTATTTTCGGCTAAAATACTTGATTTTCAACCCACATCACAAGGTCGGCCAAATATTTTGCAACCTCTTTCTTTTTGGATTGATAGGCTTCCATGTCGTTAACATTGGTTATGAAACAGACCTCGACAAGTAGGTTTGTTCCGGCTTCTCTCATCACTGCTAAACGCTTACGGGCTGTCTTGGTTTCGTCCTTTACACCACGGCTGCGAATACCCATAATCGTCGCCAAACTCTTTGAGCAAGCCTCTGCGGACTTCCATTCAAGTTCGGTGTGTCTTTCCGGTACAATCACTTCTACCCCTGTGGCTTGGGGTGAGGCCGCGTTAAAGTGAAGGTCTAAGATAACGTCGGATTCTGTCGAATTAATCTTGGCCAAAACTTGCGAGAGTGAATCGGCGTCGTGGTCTATGGAGTGTCTCACCTTTCGTGGCGTTAACTCCGCGCTAATTAGGTCACGCAGTTCACGGGTTAGTTCTGCCTCGGTGTAACCGTTGGCAACTGCTCCGGGGTCGTAATTACCTTTTGAACGGTCGGGTACGTGACCCCCTAAAATGTACACTGCCATTACGCAACTAAGTTTTTGGCCCTATAACGGCCTGTGTGGTAAATGTGACGTGCGGTGTCCATATCAGGGGTATTCCATGTAACGTAAGACGTATCACGGCTGCAAATGACGCCATGCTTTTGACACGGCTCGACTATGTATATCTCCCCTTCGGAGTATCTATTTTTGGAAACAGGGTCGTAAA